CCAATATACTTACCTGTAAGAACCCAATCTCCAATTTTACACCATTTTGTTTCTTTATCATGGTAACATTCGTCTCCCATAGAAACAACTTGTGATACAACACATGCATGTTTAGCTATATCTTTAGTATCATCTGTTAATATAATACCACCTTTAGTTTTTTCTTGTATTTCTCTAGATTTTATTAATAATCTAAACCCTGAAGGTTTTGGTAGTTCAATTTTCGTCATCTATAATCTCCTGTTTATACAACTTTTTAAACTCATCTTTTACTCTAGCTTGCATATCTTCTAAAGTATGAGCAATGCCTAACATATATTTATATGAGGCAAAATCGTCTGCACCAGCTCCAGCTATTTGGTCTTTATTAGCTGATATAGCTTCATCTAGTGCTATTAGTAATCTATCTTTAAACACACTTGCGTCCATTTTATCTCCTGTTCAAGTTAAAGGGGGGCCTGAATGCTACTACTTTATAGCGATTGTTTTAGGCTTTTTNGCCTCGGGAACAATCTTTTCAATCTCAACAGAAAGAAGACCGTTTTCAAGAGTGGCATTGTTTACCACCAAGTCGTCTGCAAGTGCAAACGTTCTTTTAAATGCTCTTTGAGAGATTCCTTTATGTACCATCTTCTCATCATCTTTACCTTCTTTCTTAATAGATTTTATTGTTAAAGTATTATCCCCATACTTCACATCAATATCTTCTTTACCAAAACCAGCAACTGCCAAATCAATGACATATTGTAGTTCATCTATTTTTCTAATATTGTATGGTGGGTAATTTGGAATAGCTGTATCTATTTCTAACAGTCTATCCATAATCGTATCGAAACCAACCGTAAACGGTCTGTAGGGTTCCCAATCTAATAATGTCTTCATCATAATATAACCTTTCTTAAGCGTTATTGTTTTGACCCCATTATGGCGGTCAAAATTATTATATCATGTTATTTATTTTTGTTCAAGGAAGTTGTAAAAATAATTTGTATCATCCCCAGCTGTCCATTTACTAACTGATTCTACAGCATACTCTTTAGTCGATACTTTAAAATCAGGTTGTTTTGGTTCTGATGGTGTTAGTGATTTATCATAGAACAATGTACGGTTATTTGGTTGTGCTGCAAAGTGACCATTGTCTAATTCTAGTATGTTAAATGATTTATGTTCTGCTGGAACTTGTGAATAATTTATATTTGGTAAATTATGATCGGGATGACAACTGTCTATTGTAAATAAATATTCTCCTTCATACCATTTCTTTGATGGTGACAAGTATCTTGCTTTTGGTGGTACCGTTGTTTTTTCTATTACTGTAATGTGATAACTAAATGCATCCCACAGTTCTAATTCTTCTAAAGAAATATCATCTTTAATATTAGGGGAAGTAACAAAAGCACTGATAGGGAGCTTATCATAAACAGCAGCATATTCAGGCAGATACGTTTCAAAGTAGAGCGCTCTACCTTGGATAGATTTACAGCTAACCCAAACACCTTCTACAAATTCTCCATGACCTTTTTCATGGTCATATAAATATTGTTTTTTAACATAAACTTTTATAGGTGGTACATTCGCTACTAAGAACGACATTAAGCCTTTCCAGCATTTTTATTACGTTTGAATGACCTATTATTTGATTTATTTTTTGTTACTAAATTATTTTTAGAATTGTTCATAGGGTTGCCATCTTTATGGTCTACATCTTTACCCTTAACACCTTTTATTCTGTTAGCTTTATTACGTGATGAACGTTTTTTTCTTTGTTCAGGTTTGCTATGGTAATTATCGTATTCTTTACGGTAGTTACGCATTATTTCTTTTTCTTATTGTTTGCAGCAAACTTACGAGCTGCTTCTACTGAACCAAAACCCCATTTCTTAAGTGCAAGTGCCTTACGGGTTGGTTTTCCTTTTGCATCTTTCATAGGGCCTTTCATGCCTGCAAATCTTGCAGCAAATGAAACTCTTCTAGGATTCTTACCTTTAGGAACAGGAGCTTTTAGATTAGCACCTTCTGTTTTTTTAAAGTACTTTCTACCTGCCGCAGTTAAACCACCTGTTTTACTTTTATGTTCTTTTCTCATGTTCTATACTTCCTTACTTTCTTTGCAACGGACTTCGGTTGTTTCACATGCTGTTTGCCCTTTTTTGTTCCTTTTCGCTTTGCTCTTGTCGTGGCCGCATACTCCGCAGACGTTAGACTGTCTATCGCTTTCTTGGGGAGGTATCTTTCCCCAGTAACGCTTGATTTCTTGCCAGACTTCGTTTGCCATTTTTGTTTACCCCACGACTTGAGACTTTGTTGACTTTTTGCTAATGCCATTACACAATAGCAATTATAATAATAACAGCGACTGCAATCACTATCATACCAATTTTATGGTCTGACCAGTAATGCATGATTTTATCTTTTATGTTACTTATCATGATTTGTATCCTCCTCCAGCTTTTTTATACGCTTTAGCCAATGCTTGTGCTTTACGAGCACTCCACTGACCTGCAGCAGTTCCATGAGATGCTTGACTCTTAATACGATTAAAAATCTTTTTTCTCATACCAGGCTTAGTATAATTACCAGCCTTATTTACTGTACTTTTTGACTTTTTTGTTGCCATTTTTAACTACCCCCTGTAAAGCTCTTGCTTGTTTAGCATGCGATTTCGATGCTTTCTTTAAACCTTTAATTACTTTCTTAACTGTTCTAATTTTTTGTTTCATTATTGTCTTCCTACAGTTGTACTAATAATACTGTCTACATTAGATGTTAATTTTTCTGCTGAGTCCATTGCCATTTGTGCTTCTTTTAGTTTACGATCTTCATCTTTATTTTCATCATCAATCATTATTTTAGATTCTTGTAAATCCATTTTGTCTTGATGCATTTTCATTTCGTCCATTAATTTTTTAGCACGCAATGCTAAGTCTTGTTTTTGAATTTCTAATTGTTCTTGTGATGAATCTTTCTTTTCACCATTCATAATTTTAGTTTTTTCTTCATCTAATTGCAAAACTTTATCAGATGCATCTGCTGCCATCAATGCAATTTGATTTTCCATTTCAGGTGGAAGTTGTTGCCCAGACATAATCATTTGTTGTGCTCTTGGGTCTTGTACCATTTGTGCCATTTGTTGTTGATACTTCATAGCTAAGTGATCTTGCATATGTGATATAAGAAGTTGTTGAACTGCAGGACTTTCGTAAGATGGGTTCTGCATAAATGTTCCGTGTGCAATTATATGTGCATCGTGATTTTGTTCTGGCTTTGCCTGAAGAGGTGCCCCCTTAAGCGCTGCCATGTTTTCAGATATAGGGTCTGCACTAATTGGTTGTTGTTGTTGTTTTAAATAACGTTGTGGTTCATCAACTCCCATTGCAGAAAATAATTCCATACCAATTTGTTCCATGTTATAGGCTGCAGGATTTTGTTGTGCTATTGACATAATAGCATTTATCTTTGCAATCCTATGTGCTTCTGTAGGCATGTTGGGGTCTGATACAGGAATTACATCTATACTTTTTAAATTAAAATCTTTTTTAAATACTTGCTGTGCACCACCTGCGACTTCATATGGATATAAATCGGGAAGATATTCATAATCTAGACGTGTAAGTATTCGCAGGTCTTTTGTTTGCGCGGCATGTAACCGCTTGTGCACAGCGCTGAACAGCTTTGAAGACTGTTCTAGCAGAGCCATAGTCGTTCCGACTGGCCCATAGTTTGTTGCATTTTCTACTACGTTATCTGTAGAATCTGCAAATTGCGATGCGAGTTTAGAAGCATAATCCATTAAATTAAATAATGTAGATGATGGTTCTTTAAAAGGAAGTATCTGTAATGATTTTCCTAAGTCACCCGCTGGAGCATTTACCTCTCTAAATTCACCTGGTGCAATTGGCTCATCAGGGGCAAGCACACGTAAACCGTGCGCCTTGAAACCCCCTGGTAAGTTCGCAAAGGTTCCTGCATCAATTAATTGACGCATAGAGGAAGTAGCTGTTTTAGTTAATCCACCAATAAGATGAATATAACCATATCCGTAAAATCCTAATCCAGGAATCATTGTATAATGTGTAAAATACATTTTCTTTTTACGCATCATATCTTCTTCATCATAGTTTCTTCTGATAGCAAGTACATCACCATCTTCAGTCATATGAACAATATAAGGTAATTTGATTCCGTCTTGATCTTCAAATCCTGGTAAATCTATATTAACATGCATTTCTAAAATATTTGCGTAATCATCATTCTCACCAGGTTTACTTGAACCAACAGTTTCATCTGATAATTCATCAGCTGATGTTTGTTCTATAGTATAATCTACATCAACATCCATATCTCTAAAGACACCTGCTAATTGCATTTTCTTTATTTCATTTTTAGATATTAAATATTTGTGAGTATAACGTTCTGCTGTTTCTAAATCAGATGCGTAATAGTCTACATAAAAATCTTGTGCTTTTATAAATTCTGTAACTGGTCTTTGTAAGGCTGGATTAAAATAAGTTTTTTTAAATGATGTACCATATAATGCTACATGAAATAACATCTTATCTAATTCAGGCCCATACTCAGGCATTTGAGTTTGCGTTTGCCAATTTAAAAATTGACGTACACGATTTGATTGATCTAATTTTTCTTGTGTTTGGGTGCCCATGATTCTTGTACGAACGGGCCCTTCTGTTGGAAATAATTCTTTATATGCTTTTGCTTGAAACTTTACAACTGCTTGAGCTAATACTGGATGTGTAACTCCTGATGAACCTGGAAATGAACCAGCCGAATCATCATATTGTAATCCCAAAAGATTAATACCATCTTCTGCTATTTCATCATATTCTTCTCGTGATTGTTTGTCTCTATCAAAACCTTCTAATAACTCTTGTGAAACTGCTTGTATGTCTGACTCTTCCATAACATCTGCTAAGTTAGCATCATGTTCTGTATCCATCATAGGATCATCTTGAAGAAGACCCATTGCATCAGCTTCGTCTATTTCTGTTTGGTCTGTAAGTGTAACTTCTGCACCGCCATCTTCCATAGCAGTGATTTCATCTGAAGTTGGTATATCTGCTGATATAGCATCTTCTTCTAATTCAATTCTTTTTTCTATTGCCATTTATATCCCTTAATAGTAACGTCTAGATTCTCTATTATAAATCTCTTTCTCTCTTTTGTCAAGGAATGTGTCAGCTGTGTTAGCTACATAACCGCCATTTCTCATCCACAATAGAGCTTGTGTTACTGTATCAACTAAATCATCATGCAATCCTGTGGGAAATGCTCTTATCTCATCTATAACTTCCATAGCCCAATCTTTTTGGAAAGGTGCATAAATTCTGCCATTATGGAATAAAGAAGATACTGCATAAGCCCGCGCAACCTTATCTCTATCTGGTTGATACTCAAATATAGGAATACCTGTCAAACGTAAGTCTTGTATCAAAGATTGACCTGATGCTTTTTTCTCAATTAATACAGAATCTGGATTATGTTCATGATATTTAGATACTGCTTTTTCTCTAAGTGTAGGAAAATCCCATCTACCTTTTTCAGCTCCTAATAATATAAGATTTGGTACATCTAAACCAGAACTAAATACTCCCCAAGTTGTTACTGCACTATAATCGGCTGTACTTCTTGTAGAAAATGCTGTATCCCACGATTGTATAATGTATTCGCAATCAGGGGGGCTGGGATTATCCCAATTTTGCCACCAATCTAGCTTAATTATGTTACCTTCCTCTGCAGATGGTGCTTGTCCATAGAGTGCATCAAATTTAAAGGGGGGCGTATTGTTTTTTGTACGTATTATCTCTTCTGTTGACCAGCAAAATCCGTTTTCTATGTCTGCTTGAGGCCAAAATGACTCTCCAAGCTCTAAATTAGTATAATTTTGCGACAAATATCCTTGTTTTATTAGCTTTTTTCTTGCTTTTTCTAGTTTTTCTAAAGATTCTGTAGTATTTAGGGCAGGTATGCGTACTACTTCCCACTTATCTGACATAGGTGAGCTGTCTTCCATAGCTAACAGGTGGCCTGATAAGTCTCTTTCATGCCATCTTGTCATAACTATAACTATTTTACCACCAGGCATAAGCCTTGTACGTAAACCAGATGCATACCAATCGTTTAAACTCTCTCTTCTTGTCTTTGAGAATGCATCTTGCTCTGATATAGGGTCATCTATAATAGCGAGATGCGCACCAAAACCAGCAATACCTGAACCAGAACCTGCTGCGAGGAACGAGCCTGCATCTTTTCCCTTATGTTGTAGACTCCAGCTGTTTGCTGCTCGGTTATCTTTACGAATATTTGTTTGAGGGAATA